TTTATTGTTTTTGATTTTAAGAATTCCTGTTTTAGGTGTAGTACCCCAACAACTCGTTATTTTTTCGTTATTTAGGTTGATATAATCATCTGGATTGAAACGAATAAATATTAAAGGGCGATGACCAACGTCTTGCGAAAGTTGCATAATACGTTTATTTTCACAACTGCAATCATAGTTTTCATGCATATTTTCGTCTACTTCTACAATGATTACTTGATAACCCAAGTCGCATATAAGATCTGGACGCCTTCTAGAGCACCCGTCTTCAACCTTCTTATCTAAAATCCAAGTAAAATTTGGAAAATTAGCTGTTACGAATTGAGCAGTAGCCGTTTCTTTGGTTTTGTAGTTGCGGCATACAGGTTGGTCTGGGAATAGATGAATGAAACATCGCAGACAATGATTGTTGTATTTTTTTGATTTTAATGTTAATTTACAACTTATACATAAATCTCTACCACAACATATATAACATCGTCCCTTTATTTTATTATGAATACAATATGCTCTGCCGTCACATAACTTACAGTATGATTTCATTATATTGTGTTCACAAATTTGACTACCAAAACATAGCTTACATTGAGCTTTTCTTTTGTTATGTTTGCAAATAGACCCCCCAATACATATTTTACATTGAGATTTTGCTTTATTATGTTGACAAATTTGGCTTCCTTTACATAAAATACAAATTGATTTCCTTTTATTGTGTTCGCAAATTCGACTACCATTACATAAAATACAAAAATATGTTCTTTTATTGTGTTTGCAAATTAATTTTTTATTACATTCTGTGCAACTAGAATTTATTTTTTTATGAATACAAATTTCACTTCCTCCGCAAGTTTCACATCGTGATTTTCTCTTATTATGTTCACATTTAGTATATATTCTTTTAGGTTTTATTTCTTCCATTTATACAATTACTAAAGAAATTAATTTTAAATTATTTACAATTAAATTATTTAAAATTCCTTAATATTTTCCTTTTTAAGTTTTTCCTTTCTTTTTAAATATGCATTTCTTCTGTATTCTTTAATTTTTTCCGGGTTGCTTTCTGTTAATTTTTTTAGACGTTCACTGCTTTCTTTAATAATTTTTTCTTTATTTTTTTCATAAAATGCTTTATGAGCTGCAGGATTCGTGTATTTTTTTAATTTTTCCTCAAGTTCTTCCACTAGTACTTTTAATTGTTTATTTTCTTCTAATATAGCCTCAATATCCATATTATATTGTATATAATATTGATTTTAAATTATTTTAATACAAAGCTTTTGCATACATAGATAACGCTAATTTTTTTTGTTCACTATAATCCACGATTGGTTTCGGGTATTTTATATTTTTATAATTTTCCCATTCAGTTTCCCAATTATGTATTATCTTTGGTTCTAATGAAGCCAATTCAGGGATCCATTTTTTTATATATATACAGTCTGCATCGTGTTCCTCGCCCTGAATCCAGGGATTAAATATTCTTGTGTATTGTTGCGCATCAGCCCCTCCGCTGCTTATCCAGCCCCAATTTCCGTTGTTACTGGCCACATCATAATCAGTAAGCTTTGTTGCAAAATATTTTTCACCTTCTCTCCAATCAATTAAAAGTGTTTTCACTAAAAATGAAGCAACAATCAATCTTGCACGATTTTGCATATATCCTGTGGCGTTTAGTTGCCTCATTCCGCTATCAACTGCTGGAAACCCAGTCTCGCCTTTCTTCCACGCTTCGAACCATCGCTCGTTATGATGCCACTTAATTTTATCATATTTTGGATTCAAACTGTGACCTAATACGCGAGGAAAACTGTATAACACATTTCCGTAAAATTCACGCCAGTATAGCTGACGAATAAAGTCGTGTTTCGAACGAAATACTTTGTACACTTCTCTCACCGATACGGCTCCAAATTTGATGTAGGCGCTAAGCTGCGATGTTGGTTTTGCCAAATCATTACGAGTTTGAGCATAATGCTTTATATTTTTCGCCGCTTGTCGCATTTGTTTCAAAGCATTTTCTCTCCCACCGTGTACCAATATATCTTGATTTTCTTTCCCTACAAACTTTTTCATAGCTAAATCCAGTGTTATTTTGTTAGGCACGTGAGCACTACTCTTGGCTAAATGAAGTTTCCTTGGTCCTGCAGGCGCCGCGACTTTCTTTTTTGAAGCCTTTTCGTAGTAAGGGGTGAATTTAACATACGGATTTCCTGAGCCATTCACAATCGACCCCGGTTCACAAAGGTAATAATCGTGATCATACATTACATACGTTTCCATCTTTTCGCACAACTTGATTATTTTAGCATCTCTCTCTCGCGCATACGGGGTGATGTCTAGATTGAAACAAACCACGTTTATATCGAATGCCTTAATACAGTCTTCGACCACTTGGTCATTATGACCATAAAAAGTATGCAATTGTCCGCCCATTCTTCTAATATTTGAAGCCAAATCTGCCAAACTTTCAATCATGAATTGTAGGGCGTTGTCAGATTTATATTTATTCCCATTTCCTGCTTGTTCAGGGGTAAAAATAAAAATAGTGTAAATATTTTTGCATTTTTCATTTAATAAATTAAGACCATTGTTATCGACAATTCTTAAATCTCTTCTAAAAATAAACAATCCGTTTTCAAATTTAGTAGACATTTTATAGATATACTTATATTTATAAAATACTATATTTTTGAATATTTTGGAAAAATATATAATGTAAATATATATATATAGTATATAATGGAACCCTATGCAAAATACAAATTACTCAAAAGATATCATTCTGCTAGAGATATTGTTGTAGTTTCTAGAGAAGCTGATGATAATATTGGGTGCGAGCTAGATGCAGAACTCGGCGAAAACTGGATAAGAGAGAATGAATTAGTGTTTGGACCAAATATTGCATTTTTTAAGAGCAGCGGAACATCAAATCCAGGGTTATTTTCCGCCAAATCATTCCCCGATAATGTTAAACCATATTACAAACGTTATGAAGAACTCAAAGCTAATGGAATAGGAGATTACTCACAACATAGCCCCCCAGAACCTAGTGACCCAAAATATCGTGATTACGAAGAATATTTACAGTTGGAGGATATGCTACAAAAAACGATAAATAGTACCAAGAGTCTAATAGACACCAATGATAATGCTGTTTCAAGTGTATATGAAGGTGTTTATTTCCCATTTTTAAGTTGTTTTAGAGGGCATTACCAAAAAATGAGTAGTGTAACCATCCCCATTACAGGTGAAACAATTTGTGATTTTTTACCGTCTTCTATAACAAACTTGCGAATTAGATTTTTTATAAATGGTTATTTCAATTGTTATTCGGAGCTACGAATTAGTGCAGCACTAGGGGGTAAACTTTGGGATACTGAATTTAAAGATTTGCGTACTTTTTTGTTAAATAATAAAAAAATAAATACGCGTTGTAGCCGTAAATTTGAAGAGGATAAAATATTACCAATTGATGTTGAAGGTAGTGGTATTGCTGTTGAAGACCTCGCGTGGCAAAATATAAACAAAATGCTTATCGAACAGCATTGTTTACGAATTAAAATGGTAGATGATGTGGAAAACGCAAAAGGGGGGAAAAACGGTGGCAAAAAACGGACCAAACAAACCAACCGAAGAAAACAAACCAACCGAAGAAAACAAACCAAACGAAGACAAAGAAAACAAACCAAACGAAGAAAACAAACCAAACGAAAACAAGGTAAAAGAAATCTTCGTATGTAAAAACTATCAATATGATTTACACTGATGGTTTTGCTCCACTTTTTCTAAAAGTGGATTTGGCTCCACCTTTCCACTACGTAGTGAAAGGTGGAATTACCAGTTGGTCACTTGCTTCAACCCTGACCAAAAATTATCTTGATTTTGTTTCGCTTTTTCTGATTGCTCTGCATAATAAAACGCAAGTGCTGCTGATTCTTCATCTTTATTCTTATTTTCCCTATATAATTGTCGCATCGCTTCTTCTTTACTAAGAGGCGTTGTATTCACTGACTCGCGATGACGTTTATATTCGTCTATACTGTGAAACTGTTTTGTTTTTCTGTAATCCTCTTCCGTTACAGGAATGACTGATTCCACGTACGCTTGACGCAAATCAGTATAACCCATACCATCACCGCTAAATAGTGAACCAGATGTAAAATTGCTATCATAGACCATCAAGGAGGAACCGCCAAAGGTGGACGAATAGGTGTCTCCAACCCCTGAATAAGTCGTGAGCGTTTGAACCTCTTTTTTTCTTTTTTCTATTTCGGTCGCCATATTGGATTTCGTTACATTGGGCGTATAAACAATGTCTTCGTCTGATTTTAGCCAGTTGCCATAACCAGTTTCATTCGGGTCGTCTAATTTATGTTTATCAAATTGATCATTAAACCATTTATTGAAATTTTTGGGGTCTTTTAAATTTTTTTTGGTATCAAACACCATGTCTAATACATCTCGATTACTCGAGTCGTAATATTCATTGCTGTCGGTCGCTTTTTTACTATTTGTTTTATTTTGAAAATCATAAATTTCTTTTAATTTTTTGTAGGCACTCGAAAAAAAGAGAAAATATTTGGGCTCTAATTGTGATTTATCTGGATGCGTTTTCAGAACAATTTTTTTACATTCCTTCATCACATCTTCGGTAAGACTCATACTTTTCAAACCAAATAGGCTAAATAAATCATTACGTGAATAATTTGCTATATTTAAATCAATTCTATCGTATGCCGCGGTGTCGTATGTTATCCGTTCGGTAGGCTCCTCTTTAAATGGATTTACTCCTGCAAAAGGGTCGTTCGCGTAACCATTTCCAGCTTCTTTAATTTTGACACCTCCTTTGTTACACCTGGTCATGGTAACATTCGCATTCGCGTTGCTTTTATGTATGGTATTATTTATATCAATATTCATATTTTTATTCAGAGCCGGTCTTTGTCGCATTTTACTTTATTACTTTATTATTTTGATAATATTTTAAGCTTTTTTTACACTAATATACCTAATTTTCTTTTGGCCATATGTTAAAATATCCGCTCATATATATAATGGCGGCATTGCGCGCTGATTTAGTATTTTCATATTGGATTTACGTGTGGTATATATTATATGCATTCAAGATTACCATGTATTCACCCAAAATTGCCCTTATATTAGGAGTCATTGATAATCTAATTATGTTACTATTGATGTTAGTATATGGAACCAGTCGACGAACCATATTTTATTTTATCGTTATCAATACACTCATTAAAGCAGTACCACTTTATTATCTACGAAATGAAGTCATTCAAACGAGAGATGTTTATTTTGCGTGCATTTTATTTGTAGTGTTTGTCTTATGGTTGCACTTGAACCAGCAAAGCTTGGCGGGTAATATGAAATTGGTTCACGATTCATTATTGTATGGGAAAGATCAAACGCCTTTTATGGCACTAATAGCTCAAATAAAAAAAAACTATAAGAATATGGAAATATTGTAGAAAAAATATTATTATATAAAAAATAATAATATAAAAACCTTTTATTCCAAATCTATATATGCATTGTTTTACATTGTTTTTACATTTTTTTCTTTTTTATTCTCTAATAAAAACGAGTACACATGGATTAAAAATAAATCAGTTTAACACCAGACGTCTTCACATAGAAAATGATAAGAATAGATACAATCCTTTTTCTAGAAAATATTTTAATGAACGACTGCCTCGTAACGAGACAAATATAAATACGAATGAAAATAAAAAAAATATAATAATTAAGCGTTATCCCATCACTCGTCCTGATTATATACAAGAATTGCGTCGTTTAAATTCTAAGAATATTACAATTCAAACCAATAGTATTTTAGGTGTAGAAAATCAATTTTACAATGAAACGGATAACACAAATGAAGATAACAAAAATAACAACAATAATGAAAACGGTGAGCATCCGCCCAGAATACGCATTATTATAAACAAGTCAAGTATTTTACAATCACTCGGCATTGAATTAGACGATGATGGTAATATTAAAAACACCGGCATTTTTGGTGATTTCGAAAACGATGACAACGATGACAACAATAATGACAACAATAATGACAACAACAATAACAACGAGCGTGGTTTCTTTGAGGAAGATGAACAAACTGGTAGGTCTCGATATGTAGAAAGACAAAACGCGAAATCAAAAAATTTTGAGGCTATTAAAAACTTCAATGTCTTTTTCAAAGATGTCGGTGGTTATGAAAATGTCAAACAAGAATTACAACAGTGCGTCGATATTTTGAAAAATTATAAAAAATACGCTCAATATAACGTAAGAATACCTAGAGGATTGATTTTAGAAGGCCCACCGGGCACAGGGAAAACTCTATTGGCCAAAGCATTAGCAGGGGAAGCCAATTGCAGCTTTATTCCATTATCTGGTTCGGATTTTCAAGAAAAATATGTAGGAGTTGGTTCTTCGAGAATAAAAGAACTTTTTGAATTGGCCAAAAAAAATGTGCCATGTATTATATTTATTGATGAAATTGACGCGGTTGGTAGAAAAAGGTCAACGGACGGCGAAAGTTCATCGAATGAAAGAGACAGCACCTTAAATTCGCTGTTGGTGGAATTGGATGGTTTCAAAAACAATACAGGTATCTTTCTAGTCGCTGCCACCAACCGCATTGATTTACTAGACGCCGCTTTAGTGAGACCTGGTAGAATCGACAAGAAAATCTCTATTGGACTCCCAGATAGTGCTACTAGAGAAGCAATTCTAAAAATCCACATAAAAGGTAAACCCTATTGTCCTTCGATTGGCATTGATGAATTAGTAGAAGTAACGGATGGGTTTAGTGGAGCGCAAATAGAAAATTTATTAAATGAAGCCATGTTGAACGCACTAAGAATGAATACAACGGAGTTTTGTTATAAAGATTTTGATTTTGTATTGAATAAGATGATGGCTGGTTGGCAACCAAACGACCATGAATTCACTTCAGATATTATCGACCATATTGCTATACATGAAATGGGACACGCCGTAGTAGGTTTATTATCCAAACACCACTCAAAGGTTTCCAAAGTGGTCATTAATTTATCTTCGCCAAAAAGTCCAGGATATACCGTATTTGAAGGTTCTACCAGTAATATTTATATACGTGAAGCCTTATTTGAACATTTAATGATATTATTGGCTGGCAGAATTGCCGAGGAAGTGTTTTACGGTGTTTCGGTAACCACTGGAGCAATCAACGATTTTGAAGAAGCATTGAAATTATCCGAAAAAATGATCATATTTTATGGTATGGGTAGTAATATAATATATCCTAGTTTAAGTGAAAAATATAAAGAATTGATTGATAACGAAGTCGTGAATTTGTTGAACGATGCTTACAAATGCGCGCATGTTATGATTCAAAATGCCAAAGATTTTATTGAAGAAACATCTGAAATGTTGAAAAAGGACAAATTGATTCGTGTGGAGAAATTGAATGAACTCATACAAACCAAATATAAGTATTTAGAAAATAACAAAATCGAATTTGAATAAATCCACTTTTAGAAAAAGTGGAGCAAAATTTGTAACGAAGTAATAGTAAAACTAACAATAAAGATATAATAAAAATTCACCATAATTTTTTATTATATATAAAATTCCAAAGGTGGATATGGATTTGGCTCCACCTTTTCTAAAGGTGGATATGGATTTGGCTCCACCTTTTCTAAAGGTGGATATGGATTTGGCTCCACCTTTTCTAAAGGTGGATAAAGGTGGATAAAGGTGGATAAAGGTGGATAAAGGTGGATTAGGGATAAATATCGTAAAAAAAATATTTACTTTAGATATGTGTGGAATATTTGGTATCATCTTAAATAATAGCAATGAAAATATATATACATTGGTGATAAATGGACTGGCTCAATTGCAAAATAGAGGTTATGATTCGGCTGGAATATCTATACTAAAAGATGATGTCATCAATGTTTATAAATATGCCTCTACCAATCAAGAAAATGCATTAGAAAAACTCGAAAAATTAAATTTAGCAAAGGATAACGACAATGCAATCTATTCCATCATGGGCCACAATCGGTGGGCGACACATGGTATTAAAAATGATATCAACGCACATCCTCATTTATCGAATAACAAAATGTTCTCTATTGTACACAATGGAATTATTGAAAATTACAATGAACTTAAACAACGTCTTGTCAAAAGCGGCTATACATTTTATTCTCAAACAGATACAGAAGTCATCGTGAATCTGATTGAATATAATTATAACAAGAGTAAAAAATGTAAAAACATATTTGAGAGTATCGAGCAAACAATAAAGGAGCTAAGAGGCACATATGGACTATTAATACAAAGTGTATACGAACCAGATAAATTATTTTGTGTTAGAAATGGTTCGCCTTTATTAATCGGACAAAACGAAGACCGATGTATCATTACCTCTGAACAGAGTGGGTTTTGTAATATGGTTAATCATTATATAACACTACACAATGACGATATATGTGTAATAGAAAAAACGTATTCTAGAATAACAACGACTACTACCCATTCCTATACCAAAAAAAATGTTACTATTATAGAATCCGAATTGACACCCTTTCCTTATCAACACTGGACATTAAAAGAAATTAATGAACAACCAAACGTTATCCTAAATTCTATAAACAAAGGTGGGCGTATTAAGGGTAACGCAGAAGTAAAATTAGGTGGATTAGAACTGCATAATGAGACACTTATAAAAATGAATAACATTATTATTTTAGGATGTGGAACATCCTATTTTGCAGGCTTATACGGGATGTATTATTTTAAACAACTATGTAACTTCAATACAGTTCAGGTGTTCGATGGTGCTGAATTCAATGAATTTGATATTCCGAACATAGGAAACACTTGTTTTATATTGGTATCGCAATCAGGAGAAACAAAAGACCTACATAGGTGCATCGAAATTGCCAAACATAAAAACATAACAACCATCGGCATCATAAATGTAGTTGATTCGTTAATAGCGAGAGAAGTAGATTGTGGGATATATTGTAACGCTGGAAAAGAAGTGGGTGTTGCCTCCACCAAGGCATTTACCAGTCAAGTCGTTTGTTTATCTATGACTGCTATTTGGTTTGCCGATTTACACGCCACCAACTTAAAAAAAAGAACTAAAATGGTTTGCGACCTACATAATTTATCAAAAGATGTAGAAAACACACTAGAACTGTGTAAAACGGTTGTGTACGATATATCGGAAAAAATCGCGTCGAATCATTTGTTTTTATTGGGAAAGGGAAGTGACGAATATATAGCACGAGAAGGGTCTTTAAAAATAAAGGAAATTTCTTATATACATTGTGAAGGATATTCCTCGAGTTCTTTGAAACATGGTCCGTTTGCTTTGTTGGATGAGAATTTTCCTGTAATCATTTTAAATTTAGACCAGAGTCATCGAGCGAAAACGCTGAATTGTTATCAAGAAGTTAACTCGCGCAATTCGCCTATTGTGATGATTAGTAATGATAGAAGTATTTTGAATGAAGTCACTTGTGATGTTGTTTTAGTTCCAGAGAATAAATCGTATGCATCGTTGTTGGGAATTATACCGATTCAATTACTCGCATATTATCTTTCTGTCAAAAAGGGGATTAATCCTGACAAGCCAAAAAATCTGGCCAAAGTAGTCACGGTTGAATAAATCCACATCCACCTTTCACTACGTAGTGGAAAGGTTGTAACGAAGTAAGAGTAAAAGTCCACTTTTTCAAAAAGTCCAAAGGGACTTCCGCGAAGCTTAAGCCGTTGCGGAGCAAAAGTTATAACTAAGTAAGAGTAAAACTAACAAATAAAAATATAATAAAAATCACCACAATTTTTTATTATATAATAATTCCAAAGGTAGAAGAGGGTTTGGCTCCACCTTTCCAAAGGTAGAAGAGGGTTTGGCTCCACCTTTCCAAAGGTAGAAGAGGGTTTGGCTCCACCTTTCCAAAGGTGGATTTGGCGCCACCTTTCCACTACGTAGTGAAAGATGGATTTAGATGTCTAACGAAACTGTGTTACTCGCTGATTTTTTACGACGACCGCTACGTTTTGGCATATTCCCTTCTGATTGTAATTCCTTCAAGTCGCTTATACTGATGGTACTGTTATCATTGGTCGACGGTGGTTGTGACTGACTTGGTTCTTGAATATTAATGGTCTTTGTTTTTAATCCAGACAAAATATCTGTTATGTCACTGGGTCCCTTCATTTCTGGACGAGATGATGTTGTTTGACGTTTGCTACTTCTATCTTGACGCACCTCATCGGCTGTTTCATAATTCTCTCTTAAACTGATTCCATCATCTACAAAGGCACTACGACTCATGTTTAAATCAGGTCTAGAGTAGTTATTATTACCTGGGCGTCCCATAGGTGGCGGAACTGCATTGGGTCCTTGGGTCGCTAAGGGTGGCGGAGGACCCATTCCTTGCGATGGTCTTGGTTCTGGACTCATGATATTCGACATAAAACCAGAAAATCCTGGATTGGACTGGGCCATTGAATTTACCGCCGCATTTTGGAATGACCGCATGAGGTCTGGGTTTTGTCTCAAAATATCGTCCATACCAGGCATGGCACTTTTAAACATCGTATTCGTCATATGAACCATCATTGCACTACCGCCCAATTGGAATAATAGCTTTAATTCAGGTGCCATGGATGCCTTACTTTTATATTTTTCATGTAATTCGCCGAAAATCTCATCATAATCCGTAATATTTTCTTGGATTTGCTCACTCCATCCGTCTAATTTAACATCGAATGGATCGAATTTTCCGTTTAGAAATTCCATGCCATTTATCACCGCCATAAGCATATTCCCTTGGAATTTAACTGAATTTTGTTTTGATTTTTCTTCCATAATGGTTTCGTATTCTCCCATCATTTCTTGCAAAGAAGACTCCATATTGTATTTTTTGGAAAGCTCTACACCTTTCTTTTCTAATGCCTCTAATTTTCGTAAATATTTGAATTTTTCTCGCAGCATTTCGTCTCTGGACAATTTTGGTTCTAAGGGAACTGCTTTATCAGGGTTCAACGGAATATTATTAAATTTTCCAAATCCATCCCAGGTTTTATTCTCATTTTCGGTTTGCGCGGTAGATTGGCCTAAAGTATTATCGCTACCACTACCAAATTTAATACTAGGTTCTTCCTGAAAAGACACACTGGGCTTATTAAAGAAATCAGACTTTGGTTTAAAACTGCTACTAGGAATATCGTCAACTAAATCGTTTAATTCGTTTTCTAAATTGTTTAAATCTTCTAAATCAATATCGCTAGTGGGGTTTTTCTCCTTAACTTTATCATTCATCAACAATTCCAGACCGCCTCCAAAATTGGTAGATTTACCAAATCCATTATTACTAACAAAATCATTGCCATTAAAGTCCAACTCAGTAATATCCATCATATCTGCCATTTATCTATTCATTAATAAGAACATTTATTTTTAAGTATTACGAATTATAAATATATTATAGTTTTTTGTTGTTGATAAACCATAGTCCTTGTAAAAATGAATCAGATAAATCGTCTTTCTTCTTGTGTTGATTAAAGTAGTCAATATGTTCGTTAAATCTAAAATCCGATGTTACTATTCCTAAACATTTTGCTATACCCAGTTTTTTTCTATCACTATAATTCAATTTTCCATTTGTAACGCCTTGTGCTTTGTTATTGTTATGTTCAGTCGTCTCTTTAGTCGAGCAATCTTTTAACTTATTTGCAGCAGAAATAAATTCTATATGCGTTACTTTCATACTTGACATAATAAAGTATTGAACAATCATACCTTGTATTGTTTTCATACGAGTAGCAATAGGGCTAATCTGATTTTCAATAATAACATAATCAATGTTTTCTTCGCCTTCAAATAATTTATTAAACTTAATTTTTATATTGATGCCAATATTAAATAAATCTACGTCGGCAGCATGTTTGCTCTCGATAGTTTGAAAATAATTATTCTTTATGTAATCATTTATCAAATTTATTAAATCTGTTTTTTTTATTTTGGCTTCATATTTAATATTATGCGCTTCGGCTATTTCATAAAGTTTTTGAATTTTTTGTTTATTGATAAAAGCAGGCTTTTGTTCAGCGGTAGGTATTTGTAATGTTTGCTTCTTGGAATGTTTTAAACAATAACATGTGTCGTCTTTTTTAAATTTGGCAGGTTTGTTACAAACTAAGCTTTTTTCAACAAAACAGCATTTCGCATTGTCTTCTTGTTCAGATATATTTATAATGTCCCATTTTGTTATCTTAAACTGGTGCAGTGTGGGCGATTTATCGAAAAGACAAAATGCTAAATTCTTTATACCTACATCAATACTCAAGACTTTCATTTTGATATACTTTATAAAACTATAACAAAATCTTTTTATACTTATACTTTTTCTAAAAGTATATTTACATTTTAACACCAGGCACCATGTTTTTATAGCTTTCTGGATGAATCGATGGCGCTACTAATCTGGAATTTAATTGTTCTCGACTCATATATGGGTTCTTTAAATCACTATTGCAATATCCAAACCCTGGTTTACTTGTATCAAATATTCCATTAAATTTATATGGCACATTGTCGGAAGGTGTTCTATCCGTTTTTGTATGTGGGTCAACTCCTAATGTGTAACAAGATTCCATCGTATTATAATTCATAATTTGTATGCCGTGCTGTTGGAGGTATTGACGGTATCCCCAATTGGTCTGAATTCCTTCTTTTGCTTGGATACGATTATTGACTACAGCGTCTGGCTGCCACGAAGCAAAATTTCTACCGTCCTTCATTATTGGAGGGAAATTAAAATTAATATTATTAGAACCACTGTAACAAGTTTGCCAGCTCATTTATATAATCACTAGATAAAATCTTTATTCACATTCAAGCAATTTTAGTAATTCATGCTTTTTTAATTTTGATGTATCCAATGTCAAACCCTTTTCAGCAACTATATTTCTTAATTTAAGTAGTGGTAGTTTTTTATAATCAAGGGATTCTGAATTTGTTTCTTCTAAATTAATATTTATTTTTTTTAAATCAGAACTAGAAATGTTTTCTACATATTGTTCTGTGTTGCCTTGTTCACCAGGTTGGTTCTCGAAATTTTCTTCATAATTCAAATCTAATTTTTCTGCTACAAACTCCGTGTTCACATTTGAAGTTTCAGAATTGGTATCATCTAATTCGTCTAATTGCTCTAAATATTCAATGTTGTCATCAAAATCCATTGTTTCACTAGCATCGTCATCATCTTCCTCCAAGTCTTCCTTGTTAAAATTCAAGTTTAAAACCTTTATATCATCTGAACCACACTCTATTTCGTCCCCAAGAAATTCGCTTTCACTGTCACTCTCGTTTTCAGAATCATCTTCGTCATCTGAAACAGTAATTTTATGGTGACTGTTAGAAATAAAGGCGGTATTTAATTCGTCGAATTGTTGTGGTTCAGCATACACAGTACCACCACCCATACTATTTATCGCTAAATGATTTAAACCTATTTTAAAACCATTCATATCTTCTGCTAAAGTTGATACAAGACTTAACATGGACGATATTTTATGATTTTGTTCTCTCATTTTGTTTTCAAAATATACCACCAAAAGTGCTATAGCAAGTAATACTATTCCTAAACACATTAAAAAAGTTGGGTTAAATAAATCAGTTAAGGGCATTTATTACAAAAAGACAATATAAAATTATTTTTGTAATAACGAATTTCTTTTACACCGTTGCCTAACTAAAACAACTGTTTACTCGATTTTCACGAATTCGTCCACATCTGCAATTGCATTTTTTGAATGAATGTTGTTGGTTTGTAAAGTTCCAAAAATATAGTCTAACCAATATTCCCCATAATTACACTTTATCAACTTATGATGCAATAAATGATGGTCACCTACGAATTGTGAGCATCTCGTCTCGTGCGCCATCAATCCGCGTATATGTATATATAGGATTGCACATAACACTTGATACATGTATAATTTATGTAAATATATTGCGATAAAGACACCTATACTGCTAATAGGTATTTCTACTATGTGGACGCTATAGAAATCATAATATTCTGGATTGATTTTTTTATGGTGTATTTTGTGTAATGGATAGAAGTATCGACTGTGTAATAACCTGTGTGTGAAATAATAAAAAAAGTCGTGGTATAAAATATACAAAATAAATTCCTTCATATGGCTAATATAAGATTCTAAATTTATTTTTACCAAAAAAGTTAGCCATTCCTTTTACACTGAAGAATTGTGTTTTGAATTATTTCCTCTGGATAATTCATCTCAGTTAAAACATTTATTCCACCTTTTATTTCAGAAATTCCTGGCGCCAATTGATAGGTATATTTTATTTTATGACCATTTTTTTCGGCGACCATTTTGCAGTTTTGAATTCCTTTTACTTTATCTAATTTTTTACACACTTTTATAAAATGAGTGGTCAATAAACTAGACACATTTTTATATTTCTGCAAGTAAAGCATAAATGATGTAGCGCTTGTTTCGGCTTCTTCTGGGTTCGTGCCTGAATATAATTCATCGAATGCGCAAAAATGAGAATCCTTTTTATTAATACTTATGATATCTAATATTTCTTTGCATCTACGCGCTTCTGCTTGGAATAAACTATCTCGTCCAGAAGTATCAGGAATATTTAAATAACAATGGATGTGATTAAATGGTGCAAATTTTGCGGAATCATAAAAGCCGCATCCGAATTGTTGGGTGAATATAATATTAATTAAAGTTGATTTCAGAATCGTCGTCTTTCCTGAAGCATTTGGGCCTGTAATAATCTGATTTTTCTTAAATTTTATAGTATTTTTTACTGGTTGATTCGCGGTATTTTTACCTGGTTGAATTTTGTCTTTGTTCTGATTCGTTGCTTTGCTTAAACACGCGTAATAACTATTTCTAAATACATTCTTCTTATTTTCCTTTATAAACAATGCAAAGTTCATTTTTCTCTCAACAATATTTGTTTGAAGTCCTTCGATGCAATCAATATATCCATTGAAGCCTAATGAATACATGATTACTTCTTCATAAGCCGTATCGCTATGTAATTCATAAAAGTATTTTAATATTCTACCGATTTCCTTGATTTTTCCGATATTGTATACATTGTATTCGGTGATTGATTTTATTTTATTATTTATATTTTCCAACACTTGTCTTTTAGTGTTGAGAGTGTCGTTGAATTGTGTGTAGCTAGATAAATGGGTCGAATATTTGAGGAAATTATCCATGGACATTATGGTATGGTCTAAATACAAATTTATTTCTTTAAAATGGTTATGAATCGTCTTCATGTTATTATTGAATCTAATACAAACCATGATATTTTGATAAATGGAAAATAAATAAAACGCCGCTGAAACGAAAATATATATTTTTTCTTGCGCACATAATTCTCCGAAATTTACGGTGAATAGCTTGCCAATTGCGTTGGATTGAGCCACTATTTTTAATACTTCTACATATTCAGATACACTAAGAGGTAGACCTTTCATTTTTAAAATTAAAAAAGGAACAATTAATATTATTATGGGTACCATGAGAGAAAAAAGCGGTGAACACAAATTATAAATACTTATGAACTGTAAAAAAATTTCCGATTTATTCAAAAATTCAATCATTTCCCAATCTATGTAATAATATTTTTCCTTAAATCCAGATTCGATTTTTAGCTCACACCATATATCAAGGATGTTTTTATAATTGGCTGATAGTTTGGTATACATTGTGTCCAACGGTTTATACTCTTTGATAAGTTTTTGATTATCTTCTAAAAAGCTAACATCGGTTGTATAATATGTGGCAATTTGTTCTGTTAGTTTTTTTGAGATGTCATTGTCATTGTTAAAACAATACGAATATATGGGGGCACATGATTCATCTATAGTATTCACAAGTTCTAAATCTGTTATTATATTTTTTTTTAATTCAACCTTGTCCTTGTTATAATAAATTGGCGTCTTAAAGTAATCGTTTATGTTATTGACAATCACGTTTTCCTGGGTTTTGTTGGTTTGTTCTGGTGATTTGGTTTGTTCTGGTGATTTGGTTTGTTCTGGTGATTTGGTTTGTTCTGGTGATTTGGTTTGTTCTTGTATATCTTTTTTATTCAGATTTTGTAAAAATTCATAAATCATTATATGTAAATTTATCATAGAAATATAATGATTTTTTAACGAATGCGGTTCGCTCCGCTTTAACAAGTTTTTAAAAAGCCTAAATCCGATGGCATCTCGTTTATCTGTGTTGCATAATGACTCTCAATTTCCTTTAATTTTACTAAATCTCGTCTGGTAATAAAATTAATACCAATACCTTTTCTACCCCATCTACCACTTCGGCCGATTCTATGAAGATATGTATTCACACATTTTGGTAAATCAAAATTGATGACGATACTAACTTGTTGTATATCAATGCCGCGAGCAGTAACATTTGATGATATTAAAACACGTGATTTACCCCCTTTAAATTCAGTAAAGGCAATTTCTCGTTCACTCTTATCCATATTACTATGAATACAACATACCGGAAACTCATCTTCTTTCATTGCTTCATATAGGTCTTGTACTCTTTTAATACTATTACAATAAATAATACACTGTGAAACGGATAAATATGAAAACAAATCTTTTAACGTAGCGTATTTTTGACGGTCATCGTCAACCGCAATATAAAATTGTTTAATTCCTTCTAATGTCAACATTTCACGTTTCACTGAAATTTTTACAGGATTTCTCATAATTTTATCAATAATAGAATTTATACTCTCTGGTAATGTCGCGCTTACTAAAATCACTTGTATATCATTGTTAAAATATTGAAATATATTATACACTTGGTCTTTAAACCCAGATGATAACATTTCATCTGCTTCATCAATAACGACTGTTTTTATTTTTTTGGAATAAATTCTACTACGACGCAACATGTCATGAATACGACCTGGGCAACCGCATATAACATGTGGAACGTTTTTATTGGAAAAACTACTTCCTTCTTCAATAACAGACCCACCATACATACGCTGAACCTTTAAACCATCCATCATCGTTCCTATACTTTCAAATACTTTGGCCGTTTGAATTGTTAACTCTTTAGTAGGAGATAATACTAAAACTTGAGTGTTATTATCATTGATGTCTACATTTGCGAGTGCTCCAATAGTAAATGTAGCTGTCTTACCAGTCCCAGATTGAGCTTGTGCAATGACATCTTTTCCTAAAATAATGGGTTTGATTGCTTTTTGTTGAATAGGACTTGGTTTTTCAAACCCATAGGCAAAAATACCTCTTAATAGTTTGGGATTTAAATCTAACTCATCCCAGGTGTTTATTTCAAACGAAGAATCATATATTTCTTCGTTTGGCGCTCCAGATACCGAATCTGTATGAATCATTTATAATATATTATCATTATTTCTATTTAAGCCCTTTGTAAATTAAAACGCTGTAATTATTATAATTTTAATAAAATTGATATAAATAATATCTCGTATATTATACTACATATTATGACTACAGCCGCAATGATATATAATTTAGATAGTATTAATGAAATCCTTTTTAATGGTTTTGATTATAAATTACCACAAGAGACATTAGAAATTATTTCAAATTTAGCATTGCAGGTAGGCTCACCAGATTATGTAAAAACACCTGTATTTCAAAAACGCGAAAACCCTATGAAAGTAGAGCCGCCGAAGGATACCTTAAAGAAGAATAGACGTATTAAGCCTACTGAGATTATAAATCATGCGGATTGGGACACACTTCGAACTTTTCAAACAACTAAAATTGAGGAAAAAAGTGGTATTATGGCACAAATTGATTCCATACGTGTATATTTGAATAAATTAACAGATAAAAATTATATTGATATACATAATAAAATTATAGAAATTATTGATAATGTGATAAATGAATCTATTTCACTTGAAGATATGTGTCAGTTTAGTTCTACAATATTTGAAATCGCATCTACCAACCGTTTTTATTCAAAAATATATGCTGAATTGTATTCAGATTTATCTACAAAATATGAAGTGATGAAGACTACATTTGAAGCCAATTTTAAGAATTTTACGGATTTATTCAATAATATTGAATATGTTGACCCAAATGTAAATTATGATAGATTTTGCGAAATTAACAAGATAAACGAAAAGAGAAAGGCATTGGCTGCTTTCTATTTAAATTTAATGTTGAATGGAATTATTTCAGAAAAGCAAATTATGCAAATAACACGTAATCTGCTTTCACAAATTTACAGTTTTATATCACAAGATGATAAAAAAAATGAAGTGGACGAATTAACGGAAACCGTGTCGATTTTATATAAGAAGGAATTATATGCCAATTGTGATGATGATAATTATGATAAAATAGATGGATATGATATTAATGAAGTCATAGAGCGTATTGCGAACAGTAAAGTAAAGGATTATAAGAGTTTGACTAATAAAACGCTTTTTAAATTTATGGACTTGATTGATATGTAAATCTACTTTTGGAAAAAGTAGAGAAAAACATACTGGGCAACGAGAGAATCTATGATGCATTGTTCAACCTGGAAAATATATAATAAAAAATAATATATATTTTTTACATACATATAAAAACTTGAATAATATAATATATATTATATTATGACTGATACAAATATTACTTTTATTTTTGATGATGAAAATGCTATGAACAATAATGAATCTGACATTCACGATATTTTAAAACAAATGAATAATTTGGAATATTTTGATGATTTTGATGATTTTGGCGACTTTGGCGACTTTGGGGAATTACAAGATATAGAATTAGAGGATTTAAAAATTCCAGAAATAATAAATTACACTGAGAATTACACTGTAAAAGAACTCTTGTTAATATGTGAATATTATGGTATAGCAAAGGAGCTGAAATCTAAAAAATGCAATAAAGAAATAATCATTAAATTTCTAGTCGATTTTGAATCTAAAACAGCCAATGCCGAAATAGTATGTAAAAGAAAAAACATGTGGTTTTATATGAATGAATTAAAAAGTGATAAATTTATGAAGAAGTATATTTTTTGGTAAAAAAGTATAAATATTATTTTTTAATAATTGTAAAATATATGGTATTATCAAAAATAGATAGCGATGTTAGTTATCCTGAACTGAAAAGTGTTGATTCAGGAGATTTAAAAAAAGAAGCCAATTTATATCAATTAGAAATCAAGGAAATCGACGTAATTATTGCTATTGGAAATGCAAAAAATACATTCGAAGATAAAAATATACTGTATTTTCCTATTTATTTAGTTAAACATAATAATAAAGTAGTGCAAATAGGCGTTTATGAGATAAAGGCATCGGATTTTTTAACTTATTTAGATGAGCATAATAACCTAGACGTAGAAAATATTCCTGAACCGCTAATTTATTCCTTTGCCACAAAGGAGTTTTTGAACAAATACCGTTTGTTACCAGAAGTTCCGTTGCGAAGATTGGACCATGACAATGAGACTAAAAAGTCGGATGACGACTCGTCAGACAGTGATTCTCACCACGAAGAAAAAGAAACCGAATATAATGAATATTATGAAATCCCCAAAGACCGCGAAGAGATATTTATTATGACCAGAGGAGTTCCTTTACCGCCCCTACTAAAAGAAGAGACCAAAAAACACGCCAAAAATATTAGAGAGAAATATCACGTTTCGCCAAATGATACCTGGATAGAAAAATTTATGAAAAATAAACATTATACTATTACTGATAATGAAGGTGGAGGCGATTGTTTATTTGCTACGGTTCGAGACGCTTTTTCAAGTATTGCTCAACAAACGTCCGTGAATAAAATTAGAAAAAAATTATCCAACGAAGCATCGAATGAAATATTTTTAAATTACAAGGAACAATACGATATGTATCATGCAAGTTTAATAAAGGACACGAATAAAATCAAGGAGTTAGAATCGGAATATATTTTGTTAAAACAACGATTCGCCGAAGTGATTGATAGAAATGAACAAAAAATGATTTCTAACGAAGCTAAAAATGTGAAAGTAGAACATGATAGATTGGTAGAAGAGAAAAAGGTTTCCGCTGAAATACTCAAAGAATTTAAATTTATGAAGGGTGTGGAGACCCTGGAAGCATTTAAAAGTAAAATTCGAAAATGCGATTTCTGGGCGGATACGTGGGCAATTTCAACCTTAGAGAGAATATTGAATATCAAATTTATTATTATGTCTAGTGAAATATATAAATCTGGTGATACGAAAAATGTATTACAATGTGGTCATCTAAACGATTCTATATTAGAACAACGGGGTAGATTTACTCCAGAGTTTTATATTATTGTCGAACACATGGGCAACCATTATAAGTTAATTGGTTACAAGAAAAAACACATCTTTAAATTTAGTGAAATACCCTATGATATGAAAGTAATGATTACCGAAAAATGTATGGAAAAAAACGCTGGTCCTTTTGATATTATTCCTGATTTCCAGAAATTTAAATCAGGACAAGTAAAATCTGTGATAAAGGAAACCGAATACGAAGATATAAGTGAAAGTAAATTAAGAGGTTTATATAATGATGAAATCGTGCTACAATTTTATTCCAAATCTGTAGATAAACCACTTCCTGGAAAAGGAAATGGAGAGAAAATACCCAACGAACGCATAAAGGAATATTCTGAATTGGCTATTATCCCTCAATGGCGAAAAAAATTGTCGAATTTTTGTGTAAGCGCACCCTTTAGTTTAGATAACCATCGATGGGCTTCTATTGAACATTATTATCAGGGGTCCAAGTTTAAAAAGGGGCATCCAGATTTTTATTTGAGTTTCGCTCTAGATTCTGGAACAGATTTGTCCAAAGACCCTGCTATGGCAAAAGGTGCTGGTGGCAAGAGTGGTAAATACAAAGGAGAATTATTACGTCCGATTGAAGTGGCGGTTGATGCGGATTTTGCGGCCAGACAAAAGAAGGAGTTGTATGCGGCGCAATATGCGAGATTCACTCAAAATGAAGAGCTGAAACATTTGTTATTGGCTACCAATGATGCAAAAATAACCCAATTTGTGAAGGGTGCCGAACCTGATATATGTGACGAGTTGATGTTGGTTCGTGATAAAATTAGACGAAGTGAAATGTAAAATAAAAAATGAAAATAAAACAAAAATAAATGAAAAAATTAAGTCCTATTTAGAGCAATATAGAGAAATCAATTCGCATCGTTACATCGACTCATTTGTTTTCTAGTATTTACTAAAAATTTGTTTGCTCCATATATAACACCAACTGATATAATGATAGAAAATATTCATTCCCAATATTATAACGAATATTTTCATAATATAATAGCTAATAAAAACGAAAAAGTGGTATTAGTAACATCCGTGGTATATGACAGTTGTATAAAACGATAAATGTATTGTCTATAATTATAATCACTATAAATGTACAATAAAGGTTACATAGATATATAGTTTGAGGATGGGGTTACATACTCTATATAAGGTTCATAACAAATAATACCATGTTGATAGAGTAATCTGGTGGCGTCTCTGTATTTTAGGTCCTTATGAATATTTAGAAACATATCAATTTCTGATTTACTTGAAACATAAAATTCTGTATAATCCACTTTATTCCACCATAAATTACACCGCATTTCATGGTCCATATCTGTTATACTTGGGATGAGTATTACAGAAACCGTTTTATTGAAATTTATTTTTTTGTTTTTGCTTTTGTTTTTGCTTTTGTTTTTGTTAACGATTTTTTGATGTTCTGTTTGTAAATATGTTTGTAGTTGATGATTTTGAAATTGAAAACGACTCATTTTATTATTATGTTTTATACAATTCAAAAAGATAATAATTTTTAATCATTTTTTTTGCAAATTATGGAGCTGGTGGAGCTGGTGGAGCTGGTGGAACTGGTGGAACTGGTGGAGGAGGAGGAGGTGGTTGTAACTGATGTAATTGGTAGCCAGGACCTGGATTGTAAGAAGGACAATTTGTGCCATAAAAGTTAATTTTTGAATTTACGCCGTCTGGACAGCAACCAAACGCGGTTTTTGAACACGAAGCTTGCGCTTCACCTGATTCAGAAGGTGTAGAATCCGTTTGTATATTATTTAGAGCAATTACAATAACTAAAATGATTGCTAAAATAATTATCAAAGTAGTAATATTCATATTATATATTGTATATATTTTGTATAGATATATTTTGTATATAGGGAATGGTTAAATATAATAAATCAATTTTGTAAAAAATATAATAAAAATTATTACACTATTATAATAAGGATGAATTTATCAAAAAATAGTAAACGGTTGATGACATTTTTTACAAAAAATAAACATATTATTAAAAAAATTATTACCAATCGCACGGAAAACATACTCAGTGAATTATATAATGATATTTTTGAAGCATATAATGATTTGCTAAAGTTAAAACTAAAAGGTAACTATTTTACGGTTACAACAAAAAAAATAATGGCGGCCAGCCAAATCGTAAAACCACAAATATTTAACAGCAAAAGTTTTCCTGAAATGGTGAGAAATCACATTGACGAATTAACCATGTCTGAATTAACATACACATTTTCTCTCGATGGACGAAATATAAAAGTTCATTTTATGGTGGAGGAAGACCACATAGAGCTTAAATTAGAGACGTTCCATAAATACATAGATTCAATTATTATGTGGTTATATATAGTAAATCAATATGCTTCCAAAGAATGTTCTAAATCGCTAGTCATTTACTTATATTTTACTTCATTAGAAAAAACACTACCTAGCTCAAATATTCATATATTAGATGAAATTAATGTGAATACCGCATTTACGACGACGTGTCCAAAAGATTCGGAAATAGTGGTATTCAGAAAAGAAGAATGGTTCAAGGTTTTCATTCATGAAACATTTCATAATTTCGCCTTGGATTTTTCAGATATGAATAACAATGATATTCACCAGTGCGTATTGGATATTTTCAAAGTGAATTCAGATGTTAATTTATACGAATCATATACCGAGTTTTGGGCCGAGATTATGAATGCGTTATTTTGTAGTTTTTATTCGTTAAAAGATAAAACGAACATTGATGAATTTATATCCAATGCCGTAATTTTTATAGATTTTGAAATAACCTATAGTTTTTTTCAGTTGAATAAAACATTGGAATTTATGGGGTTGACTTATAAGGATTTATATTCTGATTCACACCGTAGTAACGTTCTTAGGGAAAATTTATATAAAGAAAAAACAAATGTACTATCTTATTATGTTATCAAGGCTGTTTTAATAAATAACTACCAAGGATTATTACATTGGTGTAAAACGAATAATTTGTCTCTTTTGCAATTTAAAAAAACATTATCCAATCAAAACGAGTATTGCAATTTTATCAAAAAAAATTATAAGTCAACGAATATCATAAATGGTATAAATGACACCAAACAATTCGTAAATAACATAGAGAAAAAAACAAAAAATGGAGTTCATAAGAAAAAAGAAATGAATTTTATAATGAATAATATGCGTATGACTATTTGTGAATTGGGTTAGGTGTTGTTTTGGACGTTGTATTTAGTATATTTTGCGAACTGCATATTCGGTTTGTATAGTGTGTTTTACACCAATTTTCTCCAGCTAGACATTTTCTGGTGCATTGTTTCCTATTTTTTACTGCGCAACAAAGATATTTATACGAGCCATTACCGATGCTTTTTTTATTCGATTTCCAAGCTTTACTGGCTTCATCAAAATCAATCGTGAATAATTGTTGTTTACTTTGACTTCTTGTTAGCATTATTCTATGTGGTTGGGTTTATCGTGGTTGGGTTTATTTCAAAATCAATTTTTTATTATAATGAAATAATAGATAAAAATATTTTATTATAAATATATAGACAACACCCCATATGTCGGCCTTTTGTAGATATAAAGCTGAACCGGATTATTTGATGATTGATGATGAAAATGAAGAGAAAGATGAAAAAAAGAAAAATGATGCGAGAAGAGTCAATAGAATTTATAATTCCATTGAAAATCAAGATGAACTAGATGTTCTCGGAATAGAAACATTTCCCTATATGGTTGACAAAGATTACCACAACTATTTTCGTAAAATGAATTTTTTTACGGTCTTCGTCTTTGTCTTATTCATGATGACCGTTTCAGGCACAATGTATGCATTATATAAAAGATATTACACTACTACAAAGGATACGATTACACTGGAGAATACGAGTAGTGAAACCAGTAATGAATTTACATCCATATTATATGATGACAACGGTGATATAAATATAATGGTATCAAATGAATACGGTATATACAGTGGTGCTAATTACGAATGGCTAACAAATAAATATTTAGCAGAGCCTTATAAAACTACGACTCTTTCGGTGGACGATGTATTTATAGGTTCAGATATTCGGTATTGGAAATGGAGAGAATCAGACAGTGGTCTTGAAACATGGGGTAATTCTATTGAAAAAATATTTAGTGCTCCTGGTGAATACACTATTTATTTAGATGCTATGAATGCAAAGAATGAAACGTTGACCACTGAGACGATACCCATTGTGGTAAAATATGTGAAACGTGAATTGCGTGCATTAACAAATGAAGACCGTCGCAAATTTTTACACGCGGCTTCTAAAATATGGAAATATACATCTAGCGAAGGTCGTGCAAAATATGGCGAAAAATTCACTGGAATCAATGAACTCGTAGAAGAACACGCTCTCGCATCGAACGATATTAAATGCGATCAATTCCACGAAGGGAGTGGGTTTTTTACGCATCATTTCGCAATTACACAAACATTCGAGGCGGCATTACGGTCCGTAGACCCCTCTGTAACGCTACCCTATTGGGATTTTACTATCGAGGGACAGCAGATTAAAGATGCGAATGAATCGCCGTCATATTTATTAGAAATAACTCCATTTCTCAATGATAAATGGTTTGGTAGTACGGACGAAGATGGTCATGTGCAAGACTCTAAATTTGCCTTTATGAAAATGCCCAAAATAACAAATGAATCGATTGTCGAGCCGAATTCGTATGGATATATACGGTCTTATTGGAATAATAATTATGATGAATATGCCGTAAGACATTTATTCGATATTTGTGGGGTAGAAGCAAAAAATAAACGCCTACCCAGCTGTCAAACCCATTTTGATATTATAAATGTCACGACACTATCGGAATTTCAAATATTGTCTCCAAATGACGGACATGGAACGGTGCATGTGCAATTAGGCGGAATGGGCGGTGAATGTATAGAATCATATCAAAATTTTACCGAGACCTGGTCTTATTTATTGGACGCTGAAATGACGGCTGAAGAAATCATGTCGCATGGGTTCACTATGGATGAATGGGAATGGGGCACCCAAGGACCGCGACGAACTATGTTGGAAAATATGGTCATGGGTGAATATTTCCATGTGTATAAATCTTTGTGGAGGTCCCATATGTGCTCTAGGGATGGCACGCCCAACTTATTAGTTTGCCCCGAGAATTGCGATGCATCTGAAGAATGCATATGTCAAGTAGAATCGTTGGTCAACGGAACGACGGATTGGGAAAATGTGTATGATTGTATCCTATCAGGGCGTAGTCAAATAGTATTTAATAAAATATTTCCAGAGGAGTTTATAATTGATATGGTATATTTACTGAGCACCATGTCATCATTAGAAGGTGAAATGTTGGAGTCATCCTCGCCTATAGATATTTTGTTTTGGGTGATACATCCTACGATTGAACGTTTATTAGCGGCAAAAAGAGTAGATGCCTATGTAGATTATGGGGGGACCCCTATTTATAGATGGCGTACGATTGATGGCTCACAAGAAACATGGTATTCATTTTCATATTTTTCATTAGAAGAAAATGAGAATGTGTATTGGCCTGAAGCGTATACATGTGTTGGACATGATGCAACGGATCCGGTGTTGCCTGCATCTTTACCTTTGCTAGATGGATTTTCCGAATTCGCCGACACTGATGGAGATGGCGTCGTTACCAATTGGGAATATTATATTGCAATTAACCCCAATAATGGAGACGGATTAGATTATATTTTTGATAATTTTGAATGGAGTCATTGTTCCACTTTTTAGAAAGGTGGAACCAAACTTGACACTACATGATGTAGTGTCAATAGATAGAAATATATATTATTAAATTTCTAAAAATAATATCTATAATTACATGCGACGACGAGTGCTTCTTCTGCGTGATTTTCTTGATTTTCTTGATTTTCGTGATTTTTTTGATTTTCTTGATTTGTTTTTGAATAGTTTACCACCAGTATTTGAGGTCATAGATGGTTCCATTAAAAAAAACAGTTTGTCGTGATAACAAGCAAGGTTATTTCCAACATTTCTATACGTTTTACCATCTGGCATTGATAATTCAAAATCAACATTAACTAGTTTTTGAAGTTTATTCATCTCAATAAATTTTTTATTAGATGTTGGCTCATTGTCTGAGTTCATTTTGGAATAATCAGTAACATTTATTGATTTAATTGTTGCTTCTTTTAACTTATTTGCATGTGATTTTAGCACATAAAATTTAAACGCTGGTCGAGTAGCTTGATAGCCCAGACTTTTCAATTCATTTGGAACTACAGTTTGTATTATTTTAACGTATTGTCTTTCAATGTACTTCACACGATCATTTACCTTTTTGACTTCACCGTTTTTATTCATTGGAATACAAGCTAACTCTAAATTTTTATCGTAACTTGAAAACATATCCATTCTTTTATAAATATTGCAAATATTATAATATTTATTATAAAAAGATTTATGTAAAATTTCTAAATAATTATTCGTATTTTTAGAAAAAAATTACAACGCAACTATAGACAAATATTCAGAACTACATATGTATTTCATTTGAGAGAATCTATGATGGTTTTATTTTTACTCTGTTTCAACGATGTAATTCTAAATAAAATTGATAAAACTAAATCTACATAGTTGAATATATAACCGACAACAAATATATTTCTCGAAACAATCATTATAGTAAAATGGGTATAAGATTTTTGAATAGATTTTTAAAGGATAATGCATCCGACGCTATAAAATTTATATCTATTACAGAATTATCTGGCAAAAAGGTAGCCGTCGATATAAGTATATATATGTATAAATATGCGTCTGATAATAATTTGATAGAAAATATGTATCTTATGTTATCCGTATTTAGATATTATAATGTGATTCCCATATTTATATTTGATGGAAAGCCTCCTGCTGAAAAAAAGGAACTACTATTGAAGCGTCGCGAAGACAAGAAGGAAGCCGAAGAAGAATATAATAATATAAAAAATATACTCCATAATAATTCCAATATGGATGAAATCGAGAAACAAGAACTAATGAATAATATGGATATGTTGAAAAGAAAATTTGTTCATATTAGTAAAAAGGATATAGAAAATGTTAAAAATTTAATTCGGTTTTACGGAGCAACTTATTATGATGCACCAGGGGAAGCAGATGAATTATGTGCGTTATTAGCGGTGAAAGGGAAAGTATGGGCTTGCTTGAGCGAAGATATGGATATGTTTGTCTATGGTTGTCCTAGAGTAATTCGATATCTCAGTTTATTAAATCATACGGTAGTATTATATGATATGAAAGATATTCTCGAAAATTTAGGGGTTAGCCAAAAAGAGCTAAGAGAAATTTGTATTTTATCCGGTACTGATTACAACAGTTTTAATGATGAATTACGAAACACGCCTACACTTTATACAACATTGAAACATTTCAAAAAATATCACAAAGAAAAAATAGGTGAGTTAAGAAATAGTATTAATAAATTAAATGGTGGAAATGATGAAAACAATGAAAATAAAAACAACGGATTTTATTATTGGTTAATAAAAAAATCGGACTACATAAAAGATTACGATTTACTATTAAAAATTTATGATATATTTGATTTAAATAGAAATCATTTTAATATTAAAATTTTAGACAATATTAAAATTGCAAATGGACCCATTCAAAAAAAAGAGATTTATAATATATTAAAACAAGATGGGTTTATATTTCCACTATAGTAGAGCGACTCATTAGATTCTCTATATGAATACTTGTTCATCAATATTTTCAAAAGTTCCAGATGAAAATTGAGGGATTTGACTTATCTGGGATGTTTTTAACAAATCTCGCATTTTTTTTACTAATTCTCTCCAAGAACAATTTGGGTTTTGTTTTAATGCTTCTAAAAATGACCATGTCATCGCTCCATTCGCTTTATTATTGATGAATGCATCCGCACTAGTTTGGTAATCAGTGCATCCACTTATCATAAATACATTCCCATTGGTTTCTAATTCTTTAGTGTTTTCACTGTAATTATCATAATTTAAACTGTCCATATATTGATATTTTAAATCAAATACGGTACCGCTGAAGCAACTGTCAAACATCGCAAATAATGTAACATTTGTTTTCAAATAAGTTTGAATAAGTGTTTTTAACTCATCGTCCACTATGATATTAAGGTCACATGGAACTATACATTGGTCATAACCTGTGGTTTCGTCATTATTTTTGTCTATTAAATATGTACCATGGCCGCTATATAAAAAAAATAGTAAATCTCCTTCTTGAGAATTTGCTAGTAGGTTTTTAAATTCTTCTAATATATTCGCCTTGGTAGCTTTTTTACTCGTTAAATCAGTCAGTAATATAATGTTATTAAATCCTTTATTAGAAATTCTCTCTTTTATAGAATTTGCGTCATTGATACAGCCTTTTAGTTCATCTTTTGTTCCAGTATAATTTATACCAATTAATAGAGCCTTTTTAGTTTTGTTTGTTGATATTTGTTTTGGAATAAAATTTTGAATCTTTTTAATGATTTTATTTAATTCGGTCGTCAATATGTCAACATTTGTATTATATTGATTGATTAAATTATTGATGTTGATTTGTTTTATTCTTAGTGTTTGAAACAAATTTTGCACATTCTTAACATTTGTTACCAATGTATTATATAAACGCGCGACATTTATATTAAAAATATTTTGTACTTCGGCAATTCGATATTTTTTATAAATAGCCAATTCTTTACTCATTATACAATAGATAAATATTATATAATACTATAAAAATATTATAATATAAATATTAGAATTTAAAAATAATATCGTTTCCTAGTATAATGTCAGGTAAATATACTGCTATTATAATTGAACCTCGTAAACATAAAGCAATTGAATTTGTATTAAACAATGTCTGTGAATGTTTAACGGATGATTGGAACATCGTTTTTTTTCACGGTAAAAATAATGTGGAATATGTTACGAATATTGTGGCGAAAATAAATACTTTATTTGAAAATAGAATTGATAGAATAAAATTAGTGAATTTGCATGTTGACAATTTAGACCTTCTCTCTTATAGTGAGCTTTTTGCTACTAAAAGTATAATTTATGACCATATTGATAGCGATACCTTTTTAGTGTTTCAAACCGATTCTATGATACTGAAACAAAACAAACATCTATTGAATGATTTTTTAGAGTATGATTATGTAGGGGCCCCTTGGCTGATTACTGAATATATACCTACGAAACAATGCGGTTTTATTGGAAATGGAGGGTTTAGTTTGAGAAAGAAGAGTAAATTATTAGAAATTGTTTCAAAAATTGACTGGTATAGTATTGAGCCCTCTTTCCTTCGGTACGAAGATTTGTATTTTAGTAAAAAATATGAAACTATAGAACTAAAAAAACCCGAATTTCAAAAAGCGACCACATTTTGTGTAGATGAAGTGTTTTCTGAAATAGCGTTTGCTTGTCACAAACCATGGTGTCATGGTCATTATGATTCTTTTGAAAATATTTATCCTGAAGTTGAAATACTTAGAAACTTACAGTCTGTGGAAAGTGAATAAAATATAATGATGGATAAGTTTTTTATTTTGTTCTAACAATTATATAGTCCAACTGGACTACATAATTTATTTTTTTTTAGTTTTTATATTTTGCTTCACTTTTTCTAAAAGTGAATTTTTTATTTTTTATTTTGTTTTTTGTTTTCATATTTGGCTCCACCTTTTCTAAAGGTGGATTTGGTTCAATTTTTCTAAAGGTGGATTTGGTTCAATTTTTCTAAAAGGTGGATTTTATTTGGTTCAATTTTTCCAAAGGTGGATTTGGTGGATTAAACAACAACTGCTTCCTTGACTGCTTCCTTGACTGCCTTCGCGAAGTGAGGAGACATGTACTTTTGTAAGTTAAAGTAGGTAAGCTCGTCAGTCTTCTTTAACTTAAGAAGAGCTGCTAATTTGGTATCAGGGTTGATTTTGCGACCATTTTCCTTGTCTTGTAACTTGTGAGCACGGATATAGGTGTTAATCTCGCGTGTTACATCGGTGCGTGCCATCTCAGTTCCCTTGTCCTTTCCTAAAAATGAGGCAAGTTCATCGGAAATCTTTGTTGGCTTAACAAATCCAGAAGGAGCACGGTTTCCAGTCTTTCTCTTTCTCTTGGAGGATTGCTTTTGGGCAGTCTTGATTTCGCGCGACCATTTCTTCTCAAGGTTTCTGTATTCAGTCTTTAATGAAGAAATAAGAACACCGATTTGTTGTAATTTGGTAAGGAACTCTACGGATTGTTCAGCAAGAGGAGTTTCAACGTCAGCAGTTTCAACGACAGGACCAACAGATTCGGTAACAGTTGTGGTTGCGGTCTCAACAGTTGGGACCTTGGTCTTTTTAACCTTCTTTTCAACAACAACAGGAGCAGTTTCAACAGGAGCAGCGACTAATTCAGTCTCGGTTTTAGATGTGGTCTTCTTTGGCATCTTATTATACTATATACTAACAACTACTTTTTAAGTGATTTAACCCAAATAATATATATTGTTACGATAATATGGTAATACTAGGGTTTGCCTATAAATTTAAATTAATTTATCTTTGTTTTTATTTGTTTTTATGCTCAATTTTTTCACAAAAGAAGGATAAGGTTTTGCTCCACTTTGGCTGCACCTTTGGAAAAGGTTGATAAGGTGGCAGTGGAACTAAAAATATCCAAAACTTTGAAAAAGCCATGGCAGCGCAAGAGCAGCTGAATCATTTACGATGGTTAATGCACCAAGTACATAATAAGCTCCTAGTGCTTTGCTATCTGTATCGAGACCATTATTTACGAGTTTTTCTAAAATTTCTAAAATAACCTTTTTAACGTTATATAAATTATCTTCAGTGTGAATGTAAGACATACTTAAATGTCTGAATAAATCACCATGTGGGGGACAAATATTACGTTTCGTTTCCATTGTTATTTGAGCCCTATAATTCCAAATATCGCATAATTCTCTAATAAATTTTATCAGTTGGATTCGATTTAACGAGAGAAACCATTGTGAATTAGAATAATTACCTAATGCATCTATATTTTGAAATAAACTTAGCGCTCTCAATTCGACGGCCTTTTCACTTGATATGTTTTGTGTATCATCTTCGTAGTGCAAATTAATATGTATTTTCAATATTTTACTAAATCTAATAATTGATTTTATATTTTTAACCACATGTTCCGGAATTAATGATCTATTATATGGGTTTTTAATGGATGCAATATCTTTCGATTTTAAAAATAAATTGTGGAGAGAAATAATATCAAAACCATATATAAAGCCATCAGTGTCTCTGTAACTCAAAAATTGATGAAAATCGATTTCTTCTATTGGTTCCATTGTAACAAAATCTTCGGTGTTTGTACATAACGAGCGTTTTATTGCCGCTGGACCGTGCAATTCTTTATATTTTCTGGCAATAATACCGCGAAAAATACACTGAATTTTTATAATGTACGATGAAAAATATAAATATGAATATACACGCGTGATTAATTCGTTTTTATTACCACTAATTTTTAATTTATAATTTTTGGCGATTATTTTCAATTGCGATAAATTATAGTTATATTTTGATAAATCATTATAATTTTTGATAGTAGGAATTATAATATTATCACCATTTATTTTGACAGGTTTCTTAACTACGTGCATCTTTTTCTCACATTTTTTCGTGATATTATTCATATATTCTGAAAGCAACGTCTCATTACTTTTAATTTTCTTTAAAG